GTCTAAAGTAGCCGCTAATGCTGTCGTACCTTGGTTTAACGTAAAGGTGTTACTACCACCTGTTACATTGACTTGATGGTTGCTAGAGTCAGCACCGTAAGTGTTGCTGGGGTCTACCTGAATAGTAAACAGATTGGTAGAACCCGTGAAGTTATAGTTACCTGTAAACGAGTCAGCCCATATGTCACCAAAGAACTTATTCGTAGCGCCAATCATATTTATATCCAAAACCATAGAATTTCCATCTAAGTCAAGTGGCGTAAGGCTTCCAGCTGAAGAGCCAAGACCGCCGATCAGGTTGCTAACACCTAACTGCTCTATATCAATCGACGCCGAGGTGCCCGCTTGCGTAATATGGATTTCATTGTCGGCACTGTAGGCAAAACCTGTGAGAACGACGCTTAGTAGTATGTAGCTATTTAATTTTTTCATTTGTCCAAAATCTCCTTTGATAACCTATGTTAATTAACTCTAAAACAGCGCCTTCTATTGCCTTCATAAGCGCTATCGTTGTCGACTCGTTTCGTGAGTTACCTGCTTCAATTTCAACAAGCTCTGTACCCATTTCCACAAATTTAAAAATGTCATCTGATTGTGCGTAGCTAAACACTGTTTTTTGACTCAGTACTTCTACAAGTATTTCTCCTGTCGCTACCGATACCATCCTTAAAGAAACTGTAATGTTGTCTTCTCTATACTGCGCACTCTTACCTATACCCAAATACCTAGCGCCGGTTCCACCTGTCGCTAAATTTGTGTCGTAGGCTAGGACTGCACCTTCCAACAGCACTCCTGCGAATAATAATGGTGGTACGTTTCTGTCTTCGTCACCTTTCGCGAGTTGTTCTCTTGCCGATCTAATTAACTGCCTTTCTTTTGTCAGGTTATCAAGCCCAACTCTTTCTACTACACGGAAGAAAGCACCGTTGCTTGCGTGTTTTAAGGCGCGAATCAAAAGCGCACTTGGTTGTTGTGTTACTGCCGTCGAGAACAAAGCAAACTGGCTATTGCTCTTGCGTTGTCCCGTCTGGTCCGTAAACGAGTTCGGGTACACCGCTACAACAGGTTTTACTAGTGGGGCTGCCACATTTCTCAGTTCGCTCGACTGCAGTTGATCTATTTTGACCACGTCATTCGCAGCAAACCTGCGGCTTTGCGTGTCTTCAAACTGGTCGAGCATCGAGCAGCTAGAAGTAAAAATCGCCAACAGGCAGAGTAATTTCCGTCGAGTTTCCATTAGCGTCCGTTATTATCAAAGTTATAAAATCACCGTCAATAAAATACTCGATCGTATTCCCTTCTAACTCAAGTATTCCCGACGTGCTCATTGTGTCGCCAAACAAATTATTAACCAGCTGGCGGCTAAGCTCTGCATAAATCCGAGACTCGAGATTCCGTATAAACCGCGCGAGTGTAGTATTCTCAGCATCCCGCTCAAGCTCTTCCTGGTATGCCTTTATCTCTGCTTCAATATCCGCCTTTCGGTTAAAGGTCTGATTCTCAATAGTCAGGTAATGACTTGACGTATTCGTACCGCTAAAACTAGGTGATTTAAACTTGTGCGTCATTTGGTCAGCAGTGATTGGGATCGCTATCCATAGCAATGTGCTTGCTATAATCTTAGTCTTTTCGCTGGTCATCTCTATCTGCCTTTGCAATTCTATCAGTTTGTAATAACTGCGGAAGGCCCAGTACCGTTTTCAAAAGTACGTCCTGCCTCAAAACCTCATTATCGACAGAGCGCACACGGTCTATTAAAGCAATCAGTATTCCATGCTGTCCGTCTAGCTTTCCACCTAACCGTTCTTCTAAGTGACTAATCTGCTCTACTAACTTATCGTCGAGGGTGTCTACCTTCGTCTCAAGCCCGTCAATAATTCTATTGATGAGCTTCCAGATGAACATTCCTAACCCAAGGGCCGCCGCGATAGGGAAGCCCACTTCATTGATTAACGTAACGGCACTGTCTACCACTTAACTGTTAAAGCCAAATACCCCGGCCCGCGCGAGCCGAGGATCTTTCTTGGATGCCATATATCACCTCTCTATATAATGTCGCCGCGAAGGCGCTTTAAAGTTGCTTCTGGTAGTGCGTTAAATTCATCTTCAGTCATGCTGGCAAGATCAAGGCCTTTTTCTCCGCCGCGGGATGAGCTCTCGCCTGGCAATTCGGGCGGTTGGGCTTCGGCGGCCTGCAGCTTTTTACTTACTTGTGCGCGTTTTTTAGCCATCTCGTCCACTGTCTTCGCTTTAGCAGCTAACGCGGAACCGTCAGGCTCAGGAGCGTCTAATGCGTTGTCTTTTACAACAAAATTTACAGCCTTTGACAGGGCATCCACAGCTTCGTAGCCTTTAATAATAAAAGCATCTCGCAGTTCTACTACTTCGTTAGTCATATCCTCATTAAAAGACTCTGAGTCGCGGTTGAACTCTGGATAGGCTTCCTCCATAGCAGTCGCAGCCTGTTGCAAAGCAGTCATCTGGCGGTCCTGTTGTACCGTTTGTGACATCTCTTGCCGCATTTCGAACTCTAGCTCGGCTCTTTCGGCTTTTCTGATCTCTCTTCTAAGTGAGACTGCTTTATCTGTTTCACCATCCAAGACCATGCTTTGGTATTCAGTTTCTTTTGAATCGAAATCGTATGTATCAGGCGCTTCCGCTGACTTTTCATTAGCTGCATTAACCTCATCGAGCTGTTTTTGTAACGCTTTCTGCTTAGCTAATACTTCGTCTAGCCGCGCTTTAGGCACCATTGGGCTTTTTTTAGGCTTCAGCTCTTCAACCGCTTCCTCGACTTCTTCTTCCTCGACTTCTTCTTCTTTCTCGGCATCTGTTTCTTCTTCTGTACTTTGTTCATCTTCAGAAACAGTTTCTGCTTCTTCCTCAACCTCTTCCTCAACCTCTTCCTCTTCCTCAACTTCTTTAGTTATCGCGGCTTCAACCTCTGCAAAACTTAGATCAAGCGCTGGCCCATCTTCGTCAGGTTTATCTGCCCCAGGCATAACGTCATACATTGTGGTGGTTTCGTCAACTACTTCGTCTTTATCACTCATTTAAGAACTCCTATCGTTCCTGTTGTTAGCGGCAGACTTCGCCTGCTGCATAGCGGTGGTGGCTATCTTGGTTGCCGCTGTTGTCTCAGACTGAGACTGGCGGACTGTGTTGGTTTCGGATGAAAGCTCTCGACGAAGGCCTAACTGCTGCTCATTCATCTCGAGTTTCGCTTGTAGCTCAGCCATACGCATCTGTGGGTTAACTTCTGATACGTCTTGTACTTTGGCAATATTTAGAGCGGCTTCAGACTGTATCTTTCTACCTTCAGCTTCTAACTTGGCAATCTCTAGTTGCAACATTTGCATCTGGATCTGCTGTTGAGCTGCTTGTGCTTCTGCCTGCTCAGGAGTCGGAGGCTCTTGCCCAGTAAGGACTCGAATCCGCTTGGCCAGCTCACCTTTCTTAGCTAAGTGGCTGTACTCAACGATAGCGTCATCTGGTACGGCAACACCGACCTGTCTCAGGCTAATCGCTTCTGCAAATTGCACTTCGTCAAAACTATCTCGCGCGGGGGCAGTCGCTACAATGACGTCGTACTCTCCAATAGTAAGATTATTAATAACCTCACCTTCAGGAGTCATCTCGTTTACAACCATAGGCTCTCTAGGCTTCAGAGGGTCTTCGTCGTTTGTGACTTGAATAACGCGCTGCTCTGTATAGAACGTTTGTACTAAATTAAGGATCTTTTCAGCTAAGTACTGTCTGGTTTTCCGCAAATTATCCAAAGGTACTTGGATCATAATGGCGCCGCGGTTCTGTTTAGCTTGAATTGCAATGCCTGATACTTCCGCGCTATCAGTACCCAACATAGAGTCGTTGACACCGGAAATTGTTTTAATGTTTGCTGCGGCTTTTTGCGCTATACGGTCTAGACCAGTAGGAATCTGGTTTGCCTGGATTTTCTGAGGGGCCGCAGTGCCTCGCGCATATTCAAGTACGAGCCCCGTTTCCGCTCCATGCTCCTCAAGATCATCAGCTGTCATTCCAACTAGCGAGCCTGACTCCACCATCCAGCCTGAGTTAGCCGTAGTGTTTACAATATGTAGTTCTTGAGACGCGATCTTGTTCAGCTGCTCCTGGGGAGATAATAAGTTTCTTATCACGCCAAAAGGGCGGCCTCGACGGAAATAACAGAAAAAAGGCACGATGGTAAATTCGTTGTACGGAGACCAACCGTCGTGTAGAACAACTTGATCACATGTTACCGTCCAACGGACCTTTTTAATGACTTTACTAACCAAAGACAGGCCTGCCTGCTTTGCGAATTTCTTAGCCTTCGCGTCTGACCAAGCTTCGGGCGCTTGTCTTTGGTCACCTGTATCAGGGTCTACGAAGAAATCGGTACGGCTTAACTTCTTATGTTGACGCTCCACGACTCGGAGTGTTTTAACATTACGATACTCATCATCGCCTGGCGTACCTGATCCGAAGTAATCATCAGTATTCTCAGTGTCACCGTAACGTGTCTCTTGGTACTCTACTGAGTCTGGACCAAAACTCATGCCATTTTCTGCTACAAAAAGTAATCTATCGGCCTTATCTTTGCCGTATAACTCTTCTATCTCGTCAAGCGTCATCCATTTAGTTTCGAACACTTCGTTCCAAGTCTTTGGGTCAGAATCTTTGGCATCAGGGTCTATCAATATGTCCAAAGGGTCTTTAGACGTAATTCGTACTTCACCTTCGACGTGATCTGAAAAGTCCATGCGAACGTCAAAGTATCCGCGACCGTCCATAATCAAACCATCAGCAAAAACCTGCTGCTCAACCCAATCGAGCTTGTTGTTATCAGCAATCTGCATGTACAACTTAGTCAATGTGTTAGCGACGTCCTGATCTCCACCGCGACGCGGTTTGAACTGAATATCTGCGCGGCGGGTCGACTGCTCGCCTAAGATTGTATTAACAGTAGGTAAAATAGTATTAATAGTAAGGGCAGGGCGGCCTTCTGCTTCCAAAGCATCCATATCATCTGAATCCCACTGGTCACCCTGATAATATTCGTCGCAGGTTTTTGCCATGCGCACGTATTCTAGGTGGCCGTTATCGCGAGCTCGCTCATAGCGTTCCCATTGCGCACGGGTTATTTCTTCTTCTTTCCCTGGAGATAATTTTGTTTGTTTAGCCATTTTTATGCGCTCATTGCCGATTTAGTTCGTTCGCCTTTAAGTAACCCAGGAAGCTTGTCTCTCCAGGTCGGTATGTGTTCAATCTTCTCAATAAAAGTGCTGAATTCAGTCATCATCAAACCAATCCACGCCAGCGCATCCACTTGGTCATCGTGTACCCCATTCGGAAAACGCAATAGCTCCGCTACGAGGGGGCCTGTAAAGTTCTCTTCTCTAGGGAGGAACACCATGCCTTGCTGCATCCGACCCTGAATAGCTCGCGCGCGAGCTTCTTTATCACGTCGACCCGTTTTAAGATCTTTAAAATACGCTTCGTATAGCCCGCGTTCACGTACACGCTTCTCGAGGAATGGTCCGAGTGCCATCTCTATATGACCTTTCTCTATACCAATAATGGAGGGTTTCCATGTTTCGTATAGGTCTAATATTTGCTCCACCAACTCGAAGCCGTCAAAACGGCCTCTGACCATGTCTACAACAAACAACTGGTCTTTTTCATCAACGCCGACAACAATACCGACCGTATAATCGTTTCTATCATTCTTACCAATGGCCAAATCCCAGGCGCAGTAAAACTTCATGCGGTCGTGGTCAATCTCATCGCGATCGTAGTAATGAATCATGCCTCTTGTGAAATAGTCGCCGTCATCCGCTACAGGATTCTGCTGATATAGCGCAGACCAGTCCCGCGGACCAACAGCCCTCTCGATTCTAGCTAATGAGTCCTCGTCATAGCGTTCGCTGTGTAAGGCCTCTCCTATTTTTCTAAATTTCTCATCAACTTCTGCGCGGGCGGGGTAGTTCACTACTTCCCACTGCTCACCTTTATCCGCTGCAGCTTTTAATAAGCGACCTGCCAAATCGTCATCGTGCCAACGGGTAAGAATGACGAGTACGCCACCGCCGGGTGCAAGACGTGTGTAAGCGGTAGAGGTATACCAATCCCAGGTCGATTCTCTAGCATTCGCGGACTCCGCATCGTCTCTGTTCTTTACCGGGTCATCAATAACGAGAATGTGGGCGCCTTTACCAGTAATACCGCCACCAACGCCCGCTGCAACAAAACCGCCGCCGCCAGTTGTGAGCCAAGCTTCGGCAGACTGAGACTGTGGGTCCAGACGTGTTTTGAAAGCAGACTTGAACCCCTCTTCACGTAAGAGCCCACGCACTTTACGACTAAACGCCATTGCAAGAGAGCCTGAATATGAGCAACTGATAAACTCGTGGCTTGGGTTTCTACCCAGATGCCAAGCTGGAAACGCCACCGACGCAAGTGTACTTTTACCGTGCCTGGGTGGCATAAATAGCATAAGTCTTGGAGATTTTTTTTCAGTAACGGCTCGCGAAAATTCTTCTAGTCGTTGGCATATGTCTTTATGGACCCAACCCGCTTGGTAATCTGGGTTAAACCGCTCTACAAAAGGTAAAAGACGCTTGCGGGTTAAGAACCGTAGTGCAAGCTCCGCGCGCGCCTTGTCTTCTAATGTCTGTTCTACAGGGGTTTCTTTCTCTGCGGTTGCCGGTGCGGGTTCTTGCTCCGCGATGTCCGCTTTGCAATAAACGCAGAGTCGGTCGTCTCCTGAGTACAATGTCTCAGAGTGCGTCGCTTTACAGCGTATGCATTCGACCTTGTTAACTTCTGTCATATTTTAGTAAGGCTTAGGCTTCTTAACTTTCTTCTTAGTCATAATTAATCACTCTCTGGGTCAATGTCTCTTGGTACATAAAACTCAACGTGCGCGTGGCATGTTGGGCAGCTGAAGTTTGAAACCATGCAGAAAGGGCTATCATCGTCCTCTTCATCAATATCATGGTCGCCGCCCCATATGAGCTCTGTCTTACAAGTCCAACAGTTCACGCTATTTTGCCTTCTTAACTGGTTTCTTT